AGTCAAAAACTTTTCCAACTATGATGACGCTATCCGCTACGTCAAAAAGGAACAGCGCCGCTTTGTCTCGAAGCCTTCAGGTGATGCGGACAAGGCGTTGTCCTATGTCGCCAAGTCTCCCGCCGATATGGTCTACATGTTGGAGCGCTGGAAGAAAGCCCAGAAGCTCAAAGGAGACTTTATCCTGCAAGACTTCATTGGTGGCGTAGAGATGGCCGTGGGCGGCTGGTTCGGACCGCACGGGTTCAATGTAGGCTGGTGCGAGAACTTTGAGTTCAAGAAGCTGATGAATGACGACAAGGGCGTTGCCACCGGTGAACAAGGTACGGTCATTCGGTATGTCCGCAACAGCAAGCTTGCAGAGACCGTGCTGGCACCGCTTGAAGATGAGTTGGCAAAGGTAGGGTATGTCGGGTATATAGACGTGAACTGCATCATTGACGACGAGGGCACCCCTTGGCCGTTAGAGTTTACGATGCGCCCCGGCTGGCCGACATTCAACATTCAGCAGGCGCTACACGAAGGAGATAGTGTAGAATGGCTAAGAGACCTAGCGGAGGGCCGCGACGCCCGAAACACGACACTGGACACGATAGCCCTCGGCGTCGTGCTCTCCGTGCCGGATTATCCATACTCGCACTTGACCAAGAAGGAAGTGGTGGGGACGCCAATTTACGGGATCAAGCCGGGGATTTGGGAACACCTGCACCCGTGCGAGATGGCGATGGGGATGGCTCCTATGGAAGTGGGCGGCACGATCATAACCTCTCCGATCCCAGTGACGGCGGGGGACTACGTTCTGGTGATGTCGGGCACGGGGGAGACAGTGAGGGAAGCAAAGCGCAGGGCTTACCGTCGCTTGGACAACTTGATAGTGCCCAACTCCCCTATGTGGCGGACGGACATTGGGGATCGACTGGCAAAGCAGTTGCCCAAAATTCAAGCGATGGGGTACGCGAAGGGGATGTTGTACTCGACAACAGCGTAATGCTCACACGCCTCACAGGCAAAGCACTTCGCAAAATCGAAAGCATCCTCGACATAGAGCTTGATCCAGACGACGAAGAATTTGGCACGTTGTTGAGAGCCCAGCTTGCGGGCTCTCAAGCTATTCTGAATAGTCAGATTAAGGTTGACGAGCAGCAGTTCCGCCGCCAGCAGGAAGACCGCCTGCCCCAGCTTCTGAAGATAATCCTCGAGGAACAGGCCGCGCAGCGGATGCAGCGCGTGACCTGATCTGATTTGCCACTAGGTTGGAATATCCGGCGATGTCATCCCAGTGATCGACTTCGTTGGGGTTGCCAGCCAGAATGCGCCCGATCTTGTGGGCGATCATTTCCAAAGCCTCTTTGTCCGAATTGGTGAGGGACAACCAGTTCACGGTGTCCTTCATCACGTTTTTAATGCGCTGGGTGTATTGCGCATGTCTGGAAAAGTCCCCGTGGGTTTTTGCACGGGCTTCTAAAAGCTGGTCTACGTTCATTTAAAAACTCCGTTAGTTCTATTTTTTATTATTTCGACATATTCTGAATTTAATTCGATTAAAATTGCATTTCGATTATTCCGCTTGGCTACAAGGCCGGTCGTTCCCGCGCCGCCGAAAGGATCAAGAACTGTCCCGCCTTCTGGGCATCCAGCAAGGATGCAAGGTTCAATCAAATCAGGCGGGAAAGTGGCAAAATGTGCTCCTTTGAAAGGTTTTGTTGTGACAGTCCAGACTGACCTTTTATTGCGTTTTCCATCATAAATTTTATATTCTGGAGGACGGCTATTAACGCCCTTTTGTGCCGCTCTTTCTGCGCTTCCCTTTGCGCCTTTTGTGCCAGCAGGAATGACGCCATCTTCCTTAATTGCCTCATGATCAAAGTAATACTTTGGCGACTTGGACAGCAAAAATATATATTCATGCGCCTTTGTGCAGCGATCTGTCACACTTTCCGGCATTGGATTTGGCTTATGCCAAATAATGTCCTGCCGCAAATACCATCCATCTGCCTGTAATGCAAATGCAACACGCCAAGGAATTCCAATCAAATCTTTGTGTTTGATTGGAATTCCTGCAAAAGTTGATGCCATTTTATTTTTTGCGCTTCCTTTAGGAACAAGAGTTCTTTCGCTTAAACCGCGCGTTGTGTCTGGAGTTGCTTTCCCGTCTCGATATGACGCATAGCTGTCCCCAAGGTTTAACCATAATGTTCCATCATCCCGCAAAACACGGCGCACTTCTCGAAACACATTTACCAATTCAGCGACAAATTCATCTGGTGTTGGCTCAAGCCCCATCTGTCCCGCATGGCCATAATCTCTCAGTCCAAAATATGGCGGAGACGTAACGCATGTATGCACTGATTGATCTGGCAATGTTTTCAAAACATCGCGGCAATCCCCATTTAAAATTTGAACTATTGACATTCAAAAACTCCATGCGTTTTTGCACGGGCTTCTAAAAGCTGGTCTACGTTCATGCCGCACTCTCCTTCTTCACCTCGGCCAACATCCCTGTGAATATGGGCTCGTCTGATTTAATCTCGACGCAAGGCACCTGCCCTGTCGCCATGTCTGTGCCCGCTGCCAGCGTGATAAGCCGTGACGGGTTCAGCAGCAAACCTTTTGCCTTCAGGTCATCCATCAAGTCCTTCCAAGTTTGCTCCTGCATCTGCATCCATTCGCGCAGCGCTTTCACCTCGATAAACATGCGGCCAGAAGAAAGCTCCTGCCGGATAAGCAAGCTGCGGGTGGGCAATTTGATCGGCATCTGTTTCTGTCTTGGCACAAAGGGGCCGGGCATAATCAGCGTGCTCTGCAAGTTGTCAGAGAGGAAACGGGCCAGCATGTAGCTTGGCTCCTCCACACGGGCGCGGAAGGTGGCGGTCTCCTCACTGAACAGCCGCTCTTGAGCCCAGTCCATAACCCTGTCTGGGCTCAAGTCAAGCAAGCCAAGGTGCCGAACAACAAGCCCTGCGGCGGCCACACCTGCGAGCCAGCGGGCGGCAAAGCGCTGATCGGAAGCGAGATTGTGCTTCTTGATCAAGTCCTCCCTGATCTGGGGCACAAGCGCTTTCAGATAAGCCATATTGGCGGGTTGCAAAACCGAGCGGATGAACAGCTCTCCGGCAAAGCCCGCGTTGTCGTCCATGCTGTCCTTCAGGGCATCGCCCTTCCAGTGCGCGGCGTTCTTCGGGATGTCCACCACAAACTCGGCAATGCGGCCTGCCATTGCCTCCCCGTTCTTTGCGGCGCGCAACGTGTCCACAAGGCTGGTGTTGGAGCCAGCGATCATGATGGTCTGCCACGATGCGCCCATGTTGACCAGCGTGCCGTCCGCGGCCCCGCGCTGCTTGTCCCGGCCTTCGGTGAATATCTGGATTTCCTCGCGCAGAATTTCGGGGTCGCGCTGGGTGTACTCGTCGCGTATTACCGGCAGGTTGCCCATGACACCTGTAACAATGCCGCGCGCCACGCGGGTGTCGCTGTTGGTTTGCTTCATGGCTTCCAACCTGCCCCAGACGGATGCGGCGGCGGTGAGCGCCGTGCTCTTACCCTTACCGCCTTGGCGGGAGATCAACGAAAGGATAGCGCCGCCTTCGGAGTGCGCCTGCCAGCGCATGAAGGGTGCCGAGAAGGATGTGAGCACGGCCAGACCTTGCGCCTCAAACCCCGGCGCAAACAACATATCCGCATTGTCCTTCCAGACGGCCATAGAGCCCCCCTTTTGCGGGCCCATGCCTTTGCTGCGGCGGCGCACCTCTTGCCCGCCGGACGCTTCCTTGACCTCTGTGGCGGTGTACAGGCGTTGCCCGATCAAGAACGATTTCTCGTCATCCTTCCAGCCGAACTGGTCAAATTGTGTCTGGGCCCGCCCTGCGGCGTTTAACTGATCCATGCTCTCTCTCACATATTGCTTGAACAGGTCGGCGTTGTGCACGACGATGCCCCTGCCCATAATCTCGGCAATGCCTGACGAGCCGAACATTGTTTTCAAAGAGATGATAGAATGCTGCCAGCCTTCGTGGGGCGGCTTGTGCTTCAGCACGATGGAATGCTGCTCCGCGTTGAGCTCGCCCCGGCTGATGGCCTCCACAACCACGGGGTACTGGGTGATGCGCATGTGCACGTCTTTCCCGTCTTTCTCGCTCTTGAACACCAGCGCCCCGCCAATGTGGCAGAATGAGCCCACAACCGGCAGGGAGGCTTCCTCCTCTGCAAAGCTCTTGGCAAACTCAATCTGGGCAGGGGTGGCTTTGGGTGCGCCGCGCCCCAGCTCGACAGGGGAAGTGATCGTGCCGCGCAGGGGGCAGGACTTGCAGCGGTCGTTCAGCCCGTTAAAGTGTTCACAGGTGGTGGGGCCGGACAACGTTTTTGCAGCAGCAAGTTTTTTGTCGGTTTCAGCGGGATTGTAACGCTCATCTCCGGTGCTCCATTCGTGAGCGACGTCGTCTCCACCGTCACAAAATGCGAGAACGGCCAATCCGGCTTTCCACTCCGGTTCAGGCATGACGCCAAGGGTGTCACGGAAATGTCCAAGCTGTGCGCATAAGTCGGCAACTTGGTGGGGGTTGGAGGGGGTGCTTTCGTGCACATGAGCAAGGGCAGCAAGCTGGCCAGACATAGGCTTCGCATTGGGTTTTTCCTTTACAACGACTTTCAGCATCGAGAACGCGCTGATCGGGTGGGGCTCTACATCTCCTCCCCAATCCACCACTCTCGGAGCGTTTGCATCTTTGCGGTTATGAGCTCCCACAGGGCGCAGAATAGAAGCGCCGTCACTGGTACGGCTAGGATCAGCGCTGAAAGAATGAGCATTACACAATAGTTTAAGCGCCTTAGCATATGCCTCCCACTCCTTCAGGCTCAGGGCTTTTTGGAGCGGCCAATAAACATGCAGCCCGTATCCGCTTCCGACATATATTGGCTCGGGCAATCCAGCAGCAGCGCAAAAGGCGCGACATGCTGTGTAGGCCCGACCTGCGTCATCGTACCGCTTTCCTTCTCCTGCATCCACATCGAGCCACAACGACTGCACTGAATGGATGTTGTTTTTGGTGCGGCTGGTGGGCGAGATATACGACGCGCAAGCGTGGTAGACCGTATGGCCTTGAGCATCCAGCGCCAGAAGTTCATGGCTTAGTTCCTCCGGTGTTTTTGCCCAGACGTGCCGCTTTTCTGGGAGGACGAACCCGCACAACCACCCGCGCTCTGGAAGTATCCGGTTCAGGAATTGTACGGGAGGCGAGAGCGTCATTGAATAACCCCAGAATGTATGTTTTGCGTTTCATCATGCTCACCGAATGTGGCACCAGAGGCTTGCCCTCTTGCGCCGCAATGAATGCTTCCAGCCGTGCCAGACGGCTTTCCAGCTCGGGCATGTAAACGGTTAAGGGGACGCGCCCCTTAACCCAAGTGTTGACTGCGGCGCGTGAGCGCCCCAGCCAGATTGAAAGGTCGGAGATCGAGAGCATACCTTCCGACATGCACGCGCGCAACCTTTCTGCGAAGGAAAGTATGTCTCGCGTCATTTTAACCTACCGGCAGCTTGAGAGCGTTGGCAAGGGCGGACTGCAACGCGCTGTCAAGAGCGGGCGCGGCAACCATACCGAAACCCGATACCGGGGCGGGGGCAGGAGCCGGGGGGCGATCCCTACGCAGGAATTCCGGGATTTCCTCGGCCACTTCCTCAACCACGGGCTCGGGCGCGGCGGCCTTTGCGCGGGTACGCTTCGGGGCGAACTCCTCAACTTTAGCAGACGGTGCCGATGTCGGCGCGGGGGCTGGGGCAACAAAAGGTGCCGGGGCAGCAATGGCCGGAGCGGCCTTCGGTGTGGGCAGAGCGCTTGCAACCACATCATCGCGGCCCACGATTGCTGCGGTCTTGTCGGAACGATCCAGCTCCTCAAGCAACCCGCACACGCGCTCGTCAATGAAGCTGGTCGGCTCAAAATGGAGCACGCCTTGGCTTTCAAACGAAACGCGGGTCACGACATCCGATGGCTCGGCGGGGCGGGAACCCAAAGACATGCCGCTCAGAGTGCGGGCGTAGGCCGCAAGGTTCTTCAATGAGGCCGGAGGAATGCGAAGCAGGAACACCATATCGTTGCCCAGCTCAGGCACAATCACGGCGATCTTCTTGGCGTCGTTGCACGCCTTGGTCTGCTTGCCCGTCATCTGCGATATGGCGGAGCCCCAAGCGTTCATAGGGCAGGTCGAGCAGACAGCGTTCTGTGGCTTGGTCGCCTGTGAAGACGGGCCAACACCATTGTCAGAAAAGCAGGTTGGGCCAACATTTTCGGCCTTCGGGTCATACTTGCCTTCGTAATAGACCTTGGAGATTGCAGGGTTCACGTCCGCAATCACGATTTCCAGATACAGCTTGTCGTGCTGTTTCTCGTTGCCGCCCGCATCCACCAAAGTGAAGCGGTTGTCTTTGATCGACACATGCGGGGGCATGTTGCCACCGATGCCCTGCACAACGGCAGCGGCCAGACCGCGTGACGCGCGGTTCAGAAGGTGGGCGGGGATTGCTAAATTGCTCATGATGGTTTCCTTACTTGGACTTCAGTGAAGAGGGTTACATCAACCCCCGGAGGAGGCACATTGTTATGGGCCTCCAAGTGCTCAACGACAGCCTCTTTCGACACCGCCGCCGTGAGATAGTTAAATTTGCCGGTGTTCAGGACATACTCGAACAGAGCGTCCCGATCCACTGTCTTGACGGACATGCTTTGCTTTTTGAAAGCGGTGCCGTGCTCGCCCTTCATGCTGGAAACGCCAGCGGCGTTCAGAGCTTCCATAAGGGCATTCTCGATGGCGGTCATGGCCTCGTCATAAGGGGCAAGGGCGGCCTTCTGTTCTTTTATCAAACCTGCCTTAAAGTCGCGCAGTTTGATATATAGGGCAATCAGTTCGTCGGGGGTCACGGTCTACTCCTCTGCTAGTTTCAGCACGAGACCTTGCATGGTCTCGTTGCTCTCCAACCTTTTATAAATCTCGCGCTCGATTGGCGACGCGGCGATCTGGACAATGGTTCGCTTGTGTGTTTGCCGTGGCCCATTGATCCGCTGGTTCGCCTGAATATAGTCTTCGGTCTTATCCGTAGGGGCAAACCAGATGATTGTTGCTGCGGCGGTCAGGTCTAAGCCTCTCGCAATCGGGCCGGGGTGTGCGATAAGAACACGCGGCACCCCCTCTTGAAAATCAGCAACGCGCTGATCGGCCTCTTTGCTCGGGACTTCCCCATTTACCATGACGCAAGTATATGTCTTCGAAAGCTCTTTGTAAAGCAATGTTATCACGCTTGTCAATGGTGCGAAGATGATAATTTTACGCGGCGCTTCTTCCATAACCTCGCGCAGCACCTCGAAGCGCGGCTTGGCGTCAATCAGATGCACGTCGTGGTCGGAATTATAGATGGCCCCACAGGCAATCTGGATCAATTTCCACCGCAAAACGCCCTCGTTCACAGCGGTGATAGGGGTTCCCGTGCCCATTTGCATTCGCAGCTCACGCTTCATTTGCTCATAAGCTTTTTTTTGCGCGGCGGATAGCTCGGCGTCTTCCTGCATCACCACGCATGGCGGTGCGTCAAAGCAATCATCCTGCGTGAAGCGCACGCTTGGGCTCAACAACTTCTTCGCCTGTTCAGCCGCGCCGGAGCGCGGCACCCATTTGAAGTTGGTGATCTGCATCATGATGCGTTGTTTGTAGCTTGTCAGTGTCTCGCCATAAGCGTTGTTCACGAGCTTGGCTTGCCCGTAGGCGTCAAGGGGGCCGTTGCTGGTTGGCGTGCCGGTCATCATCCAAAGGTAGGGCCGGTTCTGGATCAGGGCGCGGGCGATCTTATGCCGGCGCGTTGACGGGTCTTTGTAGGCGCTGGCTTCGTCCACCACCACGAGCTTGATGTCTTCACGCTCAGACAGTTCTTTCGCCATGCCTTTGAGAACGACCGAACGGTTCGTTTCGGCACCGGTGCCCAGCCCGTCAAAATTTATGATGTAGAAGTCCGCTTCCTGCCGCAGCAGCTCAAGGCGCTTTTCAGCCGATCCGTGCAGCACGATGCAGGTGCGTTTGCCCAGAAAGTGTTGGAAGACAGCGTTGGCCCATGTGCGCTTGAGCGTGCGCAGCGGGGCAATAATCAGGGCGCGAAACTTTTTTCCGCGTCGCTCATGTTGTTCCATCAGATAATCCGCCGCCCAGAGTGCGCTCAGGGTCTTGCCCGTGCGCATTTCAGACAGGTTGAAGCAGCGGGGGTTCAGGGCCATGAAGTTTGCCATGACGCGCTGGGCATGGTGCGGGCGCTCGATCTGGGGGCCGTGCGGCCAGCTATACCCGTAGTCCATCGGCGCAATGGTCGGCACCCCGACGCGGGTGAGCTTTTGGAGATTGTTCAGGGTGCATGGTATGCCCACATGGTTGCTCGGCAGGAGCTTGCCATCGGGGAAATGCTCAAGCACAACTTGGGGGTGCGCCGTGGGGTACACGGCGACGTTTAACGCTTCATCGTAGAACATGTGTTGTCCTTATTTGATAAGGGCTTTCACCGCTTCGCATTCCAGAGAGTTTTCAAGGCATACGCCTCCACCTGCTTCTGCAATGTCGCGCATGATGCACTCTTGTCGGGGCGTGACTTTGCGTACGCCCTCTCGTTTCGTCTCGATCCCGTAGAATTTGCCTTTGTGGCAGACCAGAAAGTCAAGCGTCGCAGCGCCAAAGCCAGACTGCACAGGCATGAAATAATACGCCCCGATCTCTTTCAGATAGCGCTTCACCGCAGCCTTGACGTTGATCTCGTTCATTTGCTACTTCTTTTTCTTGTTTCCCTGAAAGCCGCAGGGGGCTTCCCGTGAAGTTGATAAAACGCCGCGCTCCTAACCCGGCGGGCTTCCTGCATTTTTTCGCTACAAGCAAGGCAAACCGTTGTGTGATCTTTCCCAAACCATTTGGCAATCATTGTGTAGCTAAATTTGGCCTCGCCGTTCGGCAGTATTTCAGAGCGAAGTATAAGGTAAATCGCTTTTCTGCGTTTCACCAGATTTGGCAAGCGGCTTGGTCCTAAAATATCTTCGACATGCACAAACTGCTTCGCACATTCCTTCTCAATAATGTCGCGCACGCGCCACGGTACTGCCCGGTCTGCATAGATTTGTTTCACATGGCCGGGGTTTCTCATAATCCCTTCCCTTCTTTTGGCGTCGGCTTGATTTCTAACTGTGTCATGGCTTGTCCTCCAACCCTTCGCCCTCGGTGAATGTGCGGGTGATCTCAAGGCAGGAAATACGCCAAAATGCTGCAAATTTATCCGCATCTTGGCGTGATTTCCATGCTGTGACATTATTTTCTGGATAACAATTCACCCAAAACGTAACCGTGTGGGTTTTCTTGGCCTCGATGAGATCCTTATCGTGATCTTCATCCACAATAAACTTTCCATCTAAAGTGTGTGCAGTTTGCAACCATTCTCCATTTTGGGTTTTATAGGCTCCCTGAACTGGGTATTTACCCCCCGCATCTTCGCAATAGTTGCGGTATTCCGACCCGTTTTGCAGGGTGTAGGTTTTGTTTTTAAAGTCGAGTTTCATTTATCATTCTCCTTCACTGGCAAATAATCTTCGCAGGATTATGTTTACATGTTTTGACGCTGCACCATCCGCACAATGGGCTGGAGTTTGCAGGCCACTCAGCCCCAGCCGCTTCGGTCTGGTGCATCTGGTTCACGAGCGTCTGAATACGCTCGAATGTTTTGGGCGCGGGCGTGCGCAGGTCATAAACTTTCCCGATCCGATCTTCTTTCAGCCACGCATAAGCCCCGCTCATGCGCTTGATCTCGGGAAAGTTTGCCAACACCAGCAGACCATGCCGCTCCAATTCGTCCTTATCCTCGCGCGGTTTGCCTGTCTTCCAGTCCAGAATAAAGCCCGCATCATTTTCGGTCTTGAGCACGTCCACCTTGCCTTTAAAAAAGCAATCGGCAGCTCGAAAGCCTGTAGGTTTCCCGTTGATTGTCATGCCCAGCGAAAGCTCGGCCTTGCAGCCATCGCCCAGCGCCGTGAGATATTTCCCGAACTTCGCCATGCCTTCGGGCAATGGCTTGGCTTCATTGATTGCCAGCTCGAGAGCTTTGTGTACCTCGTTGCCCCACTTGATTGCTTCTGTCTCCACATAGGGCTCGTCACGGATGACGTACTTGTGGAAAGCCTGCTTAGGGCAGCGCTCGTAAACAGAAAGGAACGAGTGTGAGGCAACGGGGATTTCACGCATATCAGTCTTTCTTCCTATATTCGTCAATCACGGCTTTGACCGCCGGGTGTTCCGGCGTTATCAGCGGATTAAATCCTTTACTGCCTTCTAACTGGTCAGCGATCAAAAACCGCACCCGGGTCAAACAATCGTTAAGCTTTTCACGGGGCACGTTATCGTGAATGTGCTCGTAAATGTCTATGTATGACATATCAGTCTTTCTTTTTTGTTTTCTTAGACTTACCGGCTTTACTTAAAGCAATGGCCACGGCTTGTTTTTGTGGTTTGCCCGCTTCCATTTCCGTTTTGATGTTTTCGGAAACGGTCTTCTTCGATTTCCCTTTTTTTAATGGCATGACACCCTCACTTCTCGTATCGGTCTGCATATCCGCCCTCTGCATCAA